TTTAACCTTGTTTCAGGTACGGCAAGCGGTACTACGGGAGCACCTACGTTTAGAATTGATAATGTTGGAAACGATTGGTATAGGTGCTCAATGTCTGTTACAGCAACTTCTTCGGCCGCAGGTACTTGCAGAATACAAAGTACAAGTGCCAATGCGGTCAGCACCTTTTATGTTTGGGGCGCACAACTAGAAACAGGCTCCGTTGCCACATCCTACATACCAACAACAACCGCAGAAGCAACACGCAACGCAGACGTTATCAGCGTAACAGGCGCAGTCAGCGGATGCATCGGGCAGACTGATGGCACGATTTATGCGGAGGTTGATATGACATCGCAAACTTCTCAAAGAACCTTAATGACGATTTCGGACGGAACTGCCACAAACAGAATTAGGTTTAGACTGACAACCTCGACAAATTTAGAAATGGAGCGAAGCGTTAGCAGTTCGGCAAATGCGTCACTCAATGTAACGGTGCCATCAAGCGGTGTTTCTAAGATTGCTTTAGGTTACAACGCTTCTGCAAGTGGATTCGTGATTTATGTAAATGGAACATTGGCTGGAACTATTGCAGCAGCAACTCCGACATTTACTAACCAATTAAAAAGAATTGACTTAGGAAGCAACATAGGGGCATCTCCTATATTCAACGACCGCATCCGTGCTGCTGCGCTCTACACAACAAGGCTCACTAACTCCGAACTCACTGCCCTAACAACCCTCTAATAATGGCTACCTTCCGCAAGTATATCTTTCCTAAGCAGGCCGACGCTGACAAAGTGCTGGCTTTCTGCACAGGCACGACCGCTCCCGTTGACCTCGGAGTCTTAAATGGATTCATCGCCTACGACATCCTTTGGGAGGGCGACGCTCCCGAAGATGCTACCCAGTACGAAACTTGGCCCGAACCTTGCGGTGTACACTCCTTTTTTGGATGGGACCAGAAATATGCTGATGACTATAACGCTCATCACAACAATGAAAGCAAAGAAGTCTCCGAGTAAGATTATGGTGGATGCCCCAGAGGGGTACCACTGGATGAACCAAGGTGGTCGTTTCTACCTAATGAAGCACGATGGGGAGTTTAAGCCTCACAAGGGAGCTTCGCTGAAGATGCCATTCAAGGTCATCACTAGTCATCAATAAAGATAGGGGCCTTCCCTTGCATCTTGCTGTAAAGCTTGTGCACCATGTACCTACCCTTCTGTGAGAGGCAGTACCTCGTTCGAAACCTTTGGTTCTCCTCGATATTGAATCGCTGTCTATCCTCGTTGGAGATATCACCGTGCTTCATGTAGACGAATAGCAGGCCCTGCCTCACAAGCGGGTCTATGTAGTCCTTCCTCATCGTTTCAACACGAGACAGCCCAAAGGTCTTGCAGATATAGTAAGCGGTGAAGTATTCAAGGTCGTAAACGAAGAGCATCATCTCAAGCTGAGACTGGGTCACATCGTAGGCCTTTCTTATGTCCTGGCAAGCCAATCTGTAGTACTTCATGTAGGTGCTACCAATCTTGGACTTATCCGCCTTGGCATACTCCTTGATGTTCATCACGGTCCCCCGCTTCTTGGGTATGATTTTCTTGCGTGGCATTTAATTGTATATTTGTGCAAATTTAATTCAAATGAAAGAAAAAGACATCAAATCCTTCTCCAAGGAGTTCAAAAGGATTAACAACGAAATCAAGTCACTGCTTATCAAGTACGGGGCTACAGAGGATTCCTTCTACGTTGTAACCGTAGGTATCAAGCAGGGTGACTTCATGATTTCAGAGGAGGAGCGAGTTCAAAACTCGATTGACGGAATTGACAACTCCGAGCGTGTTGACGTATTCTACGCCACAAACGTGACGGATGAGGAGGTTCTTGAGGAAATCCTTGACGGGGTTTACGAAGCCTACAGCGCTGAGATAATTGAAGACCGCAAGAAGCAAATGCGTTCAGAGCCACCTCCCCCAGAAAAGGGTAGCACCACGGCTGATTATTGGATTAACTTGAACTAAAATGATTCGTAAGATTATCATTGGGGTCAACCCCAAGGACGCTATGGCCTACTTTATAGGCATGGCAGCAGGTGGCGGTCATGTCGTCGCTATCGAGGAGCATGAGTCTGGGGACAGATTCGATGTCTACATCGAGAACTCTGAAGGGACGCTCCACTGGAAAACTATTAATAAAATGCCTGTAATCGTTGAGTATGACTGCAAATTCTGATTTAAAACCCGTAAACGACTTCCTTGTAAGGCTTCCGAAGAAGTTCAAGGATACCTTCACCATGGCTGGCCAAGAGTTCTACCTTGAGAACAAGTTCCGTGAATTTGAGAACAGGTACTGCTATGGGGAGGTTGTCGGTATCCCAGAGAAGCACGATACACCAGTGAAGGTCGGTGATACGCTGTACTTTCATCACCATGTGGTTCTTGACAAGCGTGCAGAGATAGAGAAAGACATCTACCTTGTTCGCTATTCAGTACACGGTGGTCATGCCACACAGGCTTATGCATACAAGCGTGACGGGGTTATCAGGCTGTTTTCGGATTGGGTCTTCGTCCATATCGAGAAGAAAAAAGAGGACAAAACATCCTCTGGCATCATCTTGCTACCTGAAGCTGTTAAGAAGAACGTCGCCACGGTGGCCTACGACTCCGACACGCTTGAGCACTACGGCATCGCTAAGGGGGACACGGTTGTTTTCGCAAGGGATGCTGACTATGAGATGGAGTTGGACGGTGAGACGGTCTATCGTATGCGAATAGACGACATCCTTTATGTCGAAAAAGCGTAAATTCTCGACGGTAGAAGCAGCTGAAAGCCTCCTGTTGTCGATGGAACACGCCATTCACAACATGATTGAAGAGGTTCGCAAGCCTGTTTCACCCGATTTGACTGGTGCAGCAAGGAAAGCTGAGCTGTCATCCATCAAACAAACTGTTGTCGACGCTAGAGAACTGCTCCAAGAGAGGCAGAGGATTGAGGATATGATTATAGCACTGAAGGATAAGGGGGAAATCGAGGACAAGACGGACTATTCCAGCGGATTTGCTGAGCAATTTGCGAAATAATGGCTGGTTTAAAGAATATCAAGGGCTTCAAGTCAGAGGTCATCAATATCTGTCCCCAGGATACGAGCGGAGAGGTTATTGAGATATCCGAACTCCTCATCCAACTACCGAAACAGCCCGAAAAGAGCAAGATTCTCTTCAACGGGAAGCCCAAGGCTCAGCAGAAATGGGAGCGTATAACCCCACCGAAGGACCTCATGAAGATTCGTTCGATGGACGAGTGGAACGAGCAGCCCAAAGAGTTCAAGGACCGTTTCACCCCCTACATCGCTGAGGAGTTTAACAGACGTAAGAACGGGGTTTGGTTCTACAACAACGGTGAACCCACCTACATCACTGGAGACCACTATATGTTGCTCCAATGGAGCCAGATGGATATCGGCTACGGTGGCTACTTAGACTTCCAGAGGAAGCTTTACCTCCATGCGGAGGCTTGTTTCGTAGACCCACGTTGCGTTGGACAAGTTTACGTCAAGTGTCGTCGTAGCGGGTACACGAACATCAGCTCATCCATTATCGTTAACAAGGGGACCCTCGTTTCTGACAAGGTTCTTGGGATTATGTCCAAGACTGGTAAGGACGCTCAGGAGAATATCTTCATGAAGAAGGTCCTCCCGATGTACAGGAGCTACCCATTCTTCTTCAAACCTATTCAGGACGGTACAACGAACCCAAGGGTTGAGCTTGCTTTTAGAGAGCCCGCCAAACGCATTACGAAGACCAACAAGACCACTACAAGGACGGAGGCACTAGATACAGTCATCAACTGGAAGAACACGACCTCGAACGCCTATGACGGTGAAAAGCTATATGTGCTCTACCTCGACGAGGCTGGAAAGTGGGAGAACCCGATGGACATCACGGAGGTGTGGCGAATCCATAGGACCTGTCTCATCGTTGGTAAGAAGGTCGTAGGAAAAGCACTGGTTGGTAGCACCGTGAACCCCTTAGACAAGGGCGGTGCCAACTTTCGAAAGCTCTATGTTGACTCCGACCCAACAGATAGAAATGAGAACGGTCGCACGAAGAGCGGCCTCTACAGGATATTCGTCCCAGCATACGAAGCCCTTGAGGGGTTCTTTGACGTTTACGGGATGCCCATTATTGAGAACCCAAAGTCCCCCGTGATGACCATGGATGGGGATATGGTGTCAATTGGGGCGAAGACCTACCTCTCAAACGAACGCAAGGCTCTCAGCAAAGACGGCTATGAGCTAAACGAGGCTATACGCCAGTTCCCATGGACGGAGGATGAAGCCTTCAGGGAATCAACAAAGTCATCCCACTTCAATATCGGGAAGATTTACGAGCAGATTCAGTACAATAGGGAGCTATACCCAGACCCGATTGTGCGTGGTAACTTCGTCTGGAAGGATGGTATACCCGACACGGAGGTCCTTTGGTCCCCAGATGCTAACGGCAAATGGAGGGTTTCCTGGCTACCTCCAGCGCACTTGAGGAACCTGAAGTCTATCAGGAACGGCAAGTTCTACCCAATGAACGAGCAGATGGGATGCGGGGGAGTCGACTCCTACGATATTGACAATACGATGGACGGTAGGGGCTCTAAGGGCTCCTGTCACCTATTCAACAAATTCAACATTGAGCACCCATCCAATGTTTTTGTTGCCGAATACGCAGAGAGGCCACCTCTTGCGAGGATTTTCTATGAGGACGTT